GTCTTGTGGCACGGATGCAGGATCCATCCGTGCCCGACGAGGGGCTGATGAAACTGCAGGTCGACTGGAAGAACCCGAACACGCCGTCGAGCTCCATGAGCGCCGACGCATTCAGCAAGCTCGCTAGAAGCATCGACTCGTTCGCCAACAGCGAGGTCGGCATGACACGCGCCGGATTGAGCCGAAGCGAGATCGTCCGGCTGAAGGCCGACCAGCGCAAGGCCCAGGCCGGTCAGGTACTCGATCAGATTCGAGGCATGCGCCAACAGACGGAGCAGCAGACCGATACGGCGGCGAGGGAAGGCGGTATGAATGAGCCCGAACAGTCTGAACCTGCCGCCGGAACGACGCAGAAGGCTTGAACTCGACCTCAATGATTTGTACGAGGATTACACGGACACCATGAGCCGCCTGCAGAAGGAGGCCGGCAACAGTGTTTCGGGCCTCGTCTGGGACGGTGAAAGCCAGGAGCTCATCAAAGCGGAGATCAACCGGTATGCCGACGCCGCCAGCAGGCTCGCATCCGACTACTACGGCCACGTACGCGACCTGTGGGCGCAGTACGGCGGAATCGATATGCCGGAATACGAGCCGCCTTCCATCACCGCCGACCGCGCGGTCTGGCAGATGGAAGGCGGTTTCAACAACACCGACTTCATGGGATTGCACTACAAGGACGTCATTCCAGATGAAAACGGAGCCGTTCACAACAACGCCGGAAGAACCATCGACGACCTGTGGCCCACGTTCGCTGACGAGGAGCAGGCGCTGGAATACGTGCAGAATCTGATTCAGACCGTCGGGCGGCTGACCATGCAGAGGGCTGTGGCCAACGATCCCACCAAGCCTCGCTGGGCGCGTGTGCCGCGAGGGGCTAAGACATGCGCGTTCTGCCTTATGCTCGCCTCGCGTGGCTTCGCCTACCTGAGCGAGGACACCGCCGGACGGCAGATGCAATACCATACGGACTGCGACTGCGACATCGTGCCAAGCTGGGGCAGCAGCAAACTCAAAGGATACGATCCGGACAAGTATCGTGAAATGTACCAGGCAGCCAAGGCTGCGGCCGGCGATGACGGCGACTGGCGTGACACGCTAGCCCAATTGAGACGCATCTATCACGATGAGGTCAATGATGGCGTGACTGCCCAACCGACGATTCGATGGAGCGGCAAATCGATTCCAATCAGCACTTCCGAACTATCGAGATTGTCGGATTATAGCGTCAGGATGCCTGGAGATAGATTCTCCAACGACGAGAAGATCGCGGCTTTGATGGATTGGACCGGAGACAGCTACAAAAGTATCAACGGCTACCTGTTCGGCGGACGAAACCCGTCGAAAGACGTCATCCATCAGGTCGAATGCATCGACGAAGCGATATCCGACCATATCACCCGAGAACGTTTCACGGTCGACAGGCAGATGCGGTTGTCGACGTTCCACGTCAACGACATGGAGTCGCTTTTCGATTTGAATACCGGTCGCACCTTCGAACACATCGGCTACATGGCCACCAGCATCAAGGAGGGAGGCATTGACGTTGATGGGGAAGACCGCATCGCCACAAGAATCCTGGTACCGCCGGGAAGCGCCGGCGTATATGTGGAGCCGATCACTCAGCATCCGGGAGAATACGAAATTCTTCTGCCGAGAGGAAGGGCTCTTCGTTTCGAAGGGCTTGGAGCATCCGACGGCAGACCGATCGTTTATCTGAGACTGCTATGATTGAGCCTATGGATCGTTCCGACCGTTTCACGTTTATGCCCGGTGATTTGAAGGAAGTCACCGATGAGCGCCATCTTGCGGAAATCAAACGCAAGTATGGCGATATCTCCATGCCACAGGACGAATATGAATGGGTCAGGAACGAAGGAAAGAAGCGCTGGTCCGTCGGCGACTATGTGTCGACCGACGAGCTGCGGTCCGAATACGCGCGAAGAAAAGCGCTGGGAAATCTCTGAATCCCAGAAAGCCATCACGTCGAAACGTGATGGCTTTTCTTTTACCTTTCACACCCCAGCGATGGGGCGGGGCGCAGCCATGCGCGAAACCAACAAGAATGGCCGTCAACTCGCCGGCGTCAGGCGTGGAAACCAAGAACAAGCAAAGGAGCCACCAACCATGGCAGAAGAAAACCAGACCGGCGCGGACGGCCAACAGGAGCCGGAACAGCACTCTCCGGCCCCAAAGGACGTGAACAACGCGAAGCTGAGGACCTTCACCCAGGAGGAAGTCGACCGCATCATCAACGAACGTCTCGGCAGGGAACGCGGCAGGAAAAGCGACTACGAGGAGCTCAAGGAGAAGGCCGGACAGACTGCCGACCTCGAATCGAAACTCTCCAAGGCGCTCGAGGAGAACGAGAAGCTCAAAAGCGAAGCCAAACAGGCCGAACACGAGAAGGAGCTCTCCACGATACGCGCCAACGTCGCGGCCAAACACGGCATCACCGACCCGAGCGTCCTCGCGGGCGACGACGAGAAGCAGATTGGCGAATACGCCGAGAAACTCATGAAGGTGTTCGCCGACATGCGTTCCCGCGGCACGGTTGCGGACCAGAGCGCCCGCACCGGACAGGCCAAGGCTAAACATTCCAGCCGCGAGGACTTCGTCAACGCCATGAGCAACACGCTCCTGTGAGCCAACCAGCAAACAACATTCATTTGAAAGGACAAACCATGACAGATCCGTCCATGACCCGAAAAAGCAACGGTCTAGACCTCACCCCTGAAACCCAGGCGGAGATCTTGCAGACCGCAAAATACAAGAGCGCGTTCATGCAGCTCGTGCCGGAGATGAAACTGCCCGGCAACGGTGCTCGCGTGCCGATCATCATCGGCGACCCGGAGGCCGCATGGGTCAATGAGGGTGCGGAGAAGCCGAAGAGCGGTGTCACCTTCGGCAAGAAGGACATGCTGCCGTACACCATCGCGGTCATCATGCCGTTCTCCAACCAGTTCCGCCGAGACTTCGGCGCTCTCTACGACCAAGTGGTCGCGAAGGGTCCGGGAGCCATCGCCCGCACGTTTGACAAGACCATCATGGGTCTCGTCGACGCTCCGGGTGCGGACTTCGACACCCTGAAGAGCGCGCAGACCGTCAGCATCGGCAAGGACGTGTGGAAGAACCTGAACAAAGCCGACGACCTCGTGTCCGAAGCGGATGGAACCGTGGACGGTTGGGCGTTGAGCACCCAGGGTCGCAGTGTGCTCCGGCAGGCGACCGACAACAACGGACGCCCCCTGTTCCTCAACGGCACCGCCGCCTCCGACGTGAGCACCGTGCTCGGCAACCGCACCTACATCAGCAAGGGCGTTCACGTGCCCGCCGTATCCGAGACACCGGGACCGGCCAAGGCAGAGATCCTCGGCGTGTGCGGCGAATTCTCCTCCGCCGCATGGGGTTCCGTCGAAGGAATGCAGACCAGCATCTCCGACCAGGCGTCCATCACCATCGACGGCAAGCAGGTCAACCTGTGGGAGCACAACATGTTCGCCGTGCGAATCGAAATCGAGGTCGGCTTCCGTATCCGCGACATCAACCGCTTCGTCCTGCTCACCGCCTGACGGAGTCCGACATGACTGTCGAACTAGACGTGTTCGCCACCTCCGTCGACCTCGAACAGAGGTGGCACAAACTCACCGACGAGGAACGTGAGAAGGCCGACACGCATCTCGCGGACGTGACCGACTACATCAAGGAACGCTCCCCGAACTGGCAACGTCTCCAAAAAGAACGGCCACGCCTGCTGACGAAGATCACCTGCGACATCGTCCGCAGAATCATGCAGGCCGACCCGTACGACATTCCCGGCGGCATCACGCAGATGAACCAGACCACCGGCAGCTTCAGCGAACAATACAGTTTCGGAGCGCCCACCGGCGATCTCTGGCTGCGCGACGACGAGAAACGCATCCTTGGCATCAACGCTCAGCGCGCGTTCAGCGTCGACATGGCAACGGGGGAGACGTTCTAGTGGAAACCATCGAAGTGTGGCGCGGCCAGTCCACCACCGACACGGACGGCAACCCCATCCAGGGCAAACCCGTCCGCGTCGGCACGTTCCAGGCGATGATCGCGCCAACCTCTACCACCGACCAGACCGAGGAGAACGCCAGCCCGCAGACCATCGAATACACGATCCACATCCGCGGTAGCCAGCCGACAGACATCCAAGCCACCGACCTGATCAAAGTCAGAGGCATCCTCCTGCCCGTCAAAGGAAAGCCGCAAGTGTGGAACAACCTCCACGGACGCCACATCGGCGACGTCATCACCGTGGGCGAACGGGAAGGATAAGCATGGCCAAACGATGCAGATTCGTATTCAACCGCAAGGCGTTCAGCCAACAGGTCCTCAAAAACGAGACATTGCGCTCGCGCATGAGGGACGCGGCCGAGGCCGCCGTAGAGGATGACCGTTGCATGGTCCGCGACCATGACGGCAAGAACCGTAGCGGCGTGGCGATCATCTGCCCGGCACCGGTGGAGAAGGCGCACGGCACGCTAGAGGACACGCTCGGAAGGATGCGCGTATGAGCATCCCGGTCACTCCCCGGCGCACGGAACCCCTACTCCTGCCCAAACTGAGGACACTGTTCCCGGACGTGACGTTCGACACCATCGAACGAAGCGACCTCGAACCTCCCTTCACCGAAGCCACGCTGGCCGACTCCATGCAAGGCATGAGCACCCCAATCTCGCAGTACGTGCGGCTGCGGCTGAGCGTGCGCTGCATGAGAGAGGACCATACGGGCGACTGGGACAAGGCCGCACGCCTGTGGGCCGACATCGCGAGGGAGATCATCGGGCTTGGAACCGTCGCGCCGCTCATCGACGCGTCACTCGAATCCGGGCCGGTACGCATGACTGACGAGGACAAGAGGCTGGTGTGCGCGTACGGAGTGCTCCTGCTCGAGATCACCGTCAACTGAAACACAACCAAAGACAACGTGCCGCCACACGCGAAGAACGGAAAGGTGCAGACGAATGTCTGACAACAACGAAAAAACCACCGTCGCCGCGCAGGGCGCGACCGACTACGGGTACGTGTCCAGCGGCAACACCGCAGGCAACGTGCGCCTGATCAAGAACTACGCGCTGTTCCTGTTCCCCAAGGGCGACAGCACGTTCGTGGCTCCGACCGGAGTGGCCTGGACCCCGCCGGCAAGCAAGAAGCCGATCGGCTACTCCACGGAGGACGGCGCCGTACTGCATCCGGAACCGGGCGACAGCACCGACTACAAGGCCCACAACGGCGACATCGTGCTGTCCGACACGGATCCGGGCTACTGGACCCTGCAGCTCGCCGCCATGGAGGGCCGCAAGGATGTGGTGTCGGCCTACTTCGACGTGGACGTCGATTCGGACGGCGGCATCAGCATCAAGGGCGCCGGATTGAAGAAGGAGTGGATCCTCGTGCTGGTCGCGCTCGACCAGCAGGACCGTCCGTTCCTCCTGTACGGCACCAACGCGAAGGTGAGCGACCGTGACGACGTGAGCCTGAAATCCAGCGAGATCATGAACTTCAGCATGACGTTCAAGATGCTCAAGGGCACCAACGGCGAACAGTTCCACGCATGGGGCCTCGTCACTGAAGACGCCAAGTGACCCATTGATTCTTCCCGTGCGGCCGATGGCGGTCGGCCGCACGGGACACCCATTCAACCGCCAACCATTAGAACGGAGCCAACATGAGCGACAAAGAATACCATGTCGTGGACGTAGACCTGACCGAAGCGGAAGAGCTCAAACCCGACGTGCACCTCGAGGTCGCCGGCGTCAAACTCGACCTGCCGAACCTCAACAACGCGGAACTGCCCATCGAACTCGTCCAGGCCATCCTCCTGGTCAAAAGCAAGCCCGCATTGTCCGACGAGGAAACCACGGCCTGCGTGAGCACGTTCCTCGCCTACTTCCAGACGATGCAGCCGAACTTCTGGAACGTGCTGCGCAAGACCAAACGTCCGATGGCCTACCTCACCGCGACCATCAAGGCGTGGGCCGAGGAATCCGGACTGGACCCAAAAGCGTTTACCTCGCCCACCTCTGGAACAACAATCGCGCGGCACTAGCCTACGACTGGATCCGAGCGTACGGGCAGATCTACAGGCCCGTACGCTTCCGGGAATGGGTTGAAGGCCAACGTCCACGAGTCGATTGGGGACTCGCCTGGGCGTTGACCCGCGAAATCCTCAAAGACCATACGAGCCACTCGTGGATGGCGTTGCAGAACGCCGTCTACGCGCCCGACGGAGCCGAACAGGCGGTCTGGACGCTGTCCGGACAACGCAAACGCCCATGGTTCGACCACGAGCACGACCCGCTCCGCCCGCCAACCCCGACGCACAACCTCACCCGCCGTCAACGCGAGGACAGGGAACGGCTCAAAGCCTACTTCCACATCAACGACGACCTCTGACTCCGACCGCCATCGGAATCCCAACCTACGAATAAGGAAACACGATGGCAGCACAGGACATAGGCGTCGCATACGTCCACGTCGAACCATCCGGCAAAGGATTCGGCAAAAGCATCGAAGGCGACATCGGCGACGCCGTCAACAAAGCCTCCAAGAAAAGCTCCAGCACCCTCATCTCGAAGATCGGCGGAGCATTCGGCAAAATCGGCAAGGTCGGCACAGGCGCGATCGCCACCCTCGCCGGCGGCATCACCGCATTGGCCGCCAAAGGCGGCTTCACCCGCGCCCTCAACATCGAGAACGCGCAAGCCAAACTCAAAGGCCTCGGCCACGACAGCGCGAGCGTCACCGAAATCATGAACGACGCGCTCGCCTCCGTCAAAGGCACCGCGTTCGGATTGGGTGACGCCGCGACCGTCGCGGCCAGCCTGTCAGCATCCGGCATCAAGGAAGGCGACCAGCTCACCAAGGTCCTCAAGACCGTGGCCGACACCGCGCAGATCAGCGGCAGAAGCCTCACCGACATCGGCATGATCTTCGGTTCCGTCGCCGCCCGAGGCAAACTCCAGGGCGACGACATGCTCCAGCTCATGTCGAGCGGCATCCCAGTCCTCCAAATGCTCGGCAAGCATCTGAACAAGACCAGCGCCGAAGTGTCCGACATGGTCTCGGACGGCAAAATCGACTTCCAAACCTTCGCCGACGCCATGCAGGAAGGCCTAGGCGGCGCCGCACTATCCGCAGGCACCACATTCACCGGCGCCCTGGCCAACGTGAAAGCCGCGTTGAGCCGACTCGGAGAAACAGCCGCCACACCAGTCCTCGACGGCTTACGCGGCCTGTTCAACCAAGCCATCCCACTCATCGACACATTCACCGCAGCCGTCACACCAACCCTGCAAAAAGTCGGAGCGGCACTCCAACAAGGTCTCGAGAACGCGATACCCGCCACACAGGCGAAACTCAAAAACCTTGGCGACACGATCTCCAATATCCCCGGCTTCCAGATGCTCGCCTCGGCGACGGCCAGCCTCAAAAGCCAACTCACTGGCCTCTGGAACGCAATCACATCACTCATAGGCGGACTCAACAATGGCGGCGAAGCCGCCACAATGTTCTCCACAACCGCCGGCGCGCTCGCGGGAGTGGTCGCTTCGGTCGCGCAGGCGTTGTCGAACGCGGCGGGATGGGCGAAGACGTTCGTCAACACGTTCATCGAGACGGGCGCGTTGCAGCCGTTCCTTGAAAGCCTGACCGGCGTCATCTCCGGATTGGGCTCGCTGGTTTCCGTATTGGCGGCCGCGGTCTCGCAGGCCTTCGGCTTCAACGACAGCGCGCGCACCGCCAGTTCCGCGGCGCAGAGCTTCGCCGGACTGTTGAACACTTTGACCGGCGTGCTCATGACGGTGGGAGGCTGGCTGCAGTCGGTCGGACAGTGGGCGCAGCAGAACGGCGCACTGGTATCCGGCGCGTTGAAAGCCATCACCATTGCATTGCTCGCGGTCAAAGGCTGGGATATCGTCTCGGCCGGGCTGAAGACAGTTTCCGGTGGACTGAAGGCCATTTCCGCGACTGCCTCCGGTGTGGAGAAGACCGCTACGGCCACGTTCGATTTGATTGGCAAGATCTCCGACGCGGGAAGCGCGGCTGGAGCACTGAAGCAACTCGCCGGCTCGTTCAATATTGTCAAGGCAGCTCAATCGGCGTGGAGCGCGGTGACCAAGGCTGCTACCGCCGTGCAGCTGGCATTCAGCGCTGCCTTGGATGCGAATCCGATCGGCATGCTTGTCGTGGCCATCGGCGCGGTCGTGGCCGCACTGACATGGTTCTTCACCCAAACCGAAACGGGCAAACGACTCTGGAACAGCTTCGCCACATGGTTCACGGGAATCTGGAACCAGATCAGCACCGCATGCCAACCAATCCTGCAAACCATCGCCACATTCATCACCCAGACCATGAGCCAAATCCAACAAATCTGGCAAACCGGATGGACACTCATCACCACCGTCCTCCAAAACGTCTGGAACACGATCGGCCCCATCATCATGACCGCACTCACCGCGATCATCACCGGCATCCAAACATTCATCACCACCATCACACCACTCCTGCAAGCCGGAATACAGAACATCCAAACCATCTTCCAAACCGCCGTCACAATCATCAGCACGGTCTGGAACGGACTATGGAACACCATATCCACCGTCGTACAAGGCACATGGACCATCATCACCACAATCATCAGCACCGCACTCGCCGTCATCCAAGGCATCATCCAACTGGCGCTCGCGGTCGTCAACGGGAACTGGAGCGCCGCGTGGTCGGCCATCCAGGGCATCGTGTCGGCAGTGTGGGGCGGCATCCAAGGCGTCGTCTCCGCCGGCATCGGCATGGTCAGCGGAGTGGTATCCGCCGCATGCTCGACAATCCGGAGCGTGTGGGCCGCGTTGTGGAATGGCGTCGGAAGCATTGTGTCGAGCGTCTGGGGCGGCATCGTCGGCACCGTAAGCAACATGGTTGGCCGTGTCGGGAGCGTCGTGAGCGGGATCGGCGGAACCGTCCGGAGCGCGGTGTCCGGCGCGGGAAGCTGGCTCGTCAGCGCGGGACGCAACATCATCCAGGGATTGATCAACGGCATCACAGGAATGGTCGGCTCGTTGTATTCCAGCATCACCAACGCGTTGTCGGGCTTGGTGGACAAGGCCAAGAACGCTTTGGGCATCCATTCCCCGTCGCGTGTGTTCCGCGACGAGGTCGGCGTGATGGTCGGACGTGGCATGGCATTGGGCATCGACGATTCCGCGCATGTGGTCAGCCGTTCCATGGATTCGCTCGTCTCCACGATGAGCCTCTCCGACGCGGACTGGTCGAAGACCGGCAGGCTGAACGTCACGGCCGGCACCGGCGCCAATGCCGGCGACGGCGATCTGCGGGAACTCATCACGGCCGTCGAATCGCTGCACGACGACCTCGGATCGATCATCGCCAGGTACACGCCGACGATAGGGGACCGCGACTTCGCAAGGAAGGTGAGAAGTGCAATCGCTTGAATACGTGTGCGCGGCCACAGGTGAGCGCATCGGCTTCGAGGGGCCGCTGTACGGCGAGACGCTCACGGGACTGCGCGCCCGCGTCTGGGACTACAGCCTCGCCTCACGTGGCATGACGGGCATCACCCGCAAGGCACGCGAGGCGACAGTCACCGTGAAGATCCACGATTCTCCAGCCACGCTCGACCTACTGCGCCGCCTCGCGGACGCCGACATGGCATCCGGGAACCCGGGCACGCTCGTGGCCGACGGCGAATGGGAAGCCAAAGCGTGGATCACGAAAAGCGAACCGCAATCCATCACGCCCACGATGGTCGAGACGCAGTTGACCATCGTGCTGGCCGATGGCGTGTGGCGCCGTCCGACCATGACGCATTTCACGCCGCGATACGATTCCGGAACCGCCGACCTTGACTATCCATATGATTATCCGCATGATTTCGCCGGCATGGCATTGGGTGCCGAGATCGTCAACGACACGTCCATCCCGCAGCCGGTCAAGCTCACGATATTCGGACCATGCGCGCAACCGTACGTCATCATCGGAAACAACCGGTACGAGGTCGACGTGACCGTGCCATCCGGCTCGCGTCTGGAAATCGACGGCACCGGCGATGTCAGGACCGTCACCATGGTCAGCGGCACAGGTCTCGCCACAAACTGCTTCGCGCAGGCCGTGCGAGGGTCGGGCAAGGATTCCGGCCGGTACGTGTTCCAACCGCTCGCGCCCGGAACACAGCCGATCAGCTGGCCGGGAGGATTCCAATTCGACTTGACGGTCTGCGAGGAAAGGAGCGAACCGCCATGGACCTGATCGTCACCGACGCCACAGGCAAGCCCGTGGCGAGCCACGCCTCATACACGCTCGACCTCGCGTTCGGCAGCGGGGAGAACGACTTCGACCTGCAGGTCGAAGACGCCGCGTTGAAGGCGGGGAGCCGCATCATGATTGACGGCACCGAGTACGGCGGCATCATCGACGACACGGATGTCGACGTGGATGGAGGGCTGTCCACCGTCACATGGCATGGCCGCGACTGGCATGGAGTGCTCGCTTCGAAGATCATCGAACCGGACAGGAATAACGATTACCTCACCCTGTCCGGCACGATTCCCGTCATCATGCGCACGCTCGTCAGCCGTGCGGGATTGCAAGGCCTGTTCACCGTCACCGAAGAAAGCGCCGACCACAAGACCACCTGCCAGTTCGACCGGTACGTGGACCTGTACAGCGGTCTGGTCAAGATGCTTAGGGCAAGCGGACTCAAACTCCGGTTGCGTAATGACGGCGACAAGGTGTCCATGAGCGCCATGCCCGTCCGCACGATCGGCGACAGCATCGACTCGGACCTCATCGACTTCACCGTCAAACAGGCGGCGCACCCTATCAACCATCTCATTTGCCTGGGCAAGGGCGAACTCAAGGACCGTACCGTCATCCACTGGTACGCCGACGCGAACGGCACGTTCAGCCACACGCAGACACTCAAAGGGCTTGACGAACGCACCGCCACATACGAGTTGTCCAACGCCGAAGCCGACGAGCTCGAGGACAAGGGCAGGCAGAAATTCCAGGAACTTCGGAATGCCAGCACCATCGATGTGGACATTCCCGACGGCATCGATGCGGACGTCGGCGACCTGGTAACGGGCCGTGACAACAACACGGGCCTCGTCGTCACTGCCGAGATCTCCAAGAAGATCGTCAAGGTTTCGGGAGGCGTGCTCACCGTCACCTACGAATCCGGAGGTGCCAGCGCCGGTGGCAACAGTGGAGAATCCTCCATCGGGGATGGTGGCCACGCCTATTACGCGGGAGCCGGTCTCAAACTTGACGCCTGGACGTTCAGTGCCGACGTGACCAGAAACGACATCGACTCGCTCAACAACGCATTGTCGGGTAAACAGCCGAAAGGCGACTACATCACCGGCCTGAAAATCGGTTCGGTGGACACGCTCGCCCCCGGCGCACAGGCAAGCGCGTCGCTCACGGGCGCCGGCAGCGACAAAACCTTGAATTTGGGGCTTCCGAAAGGCGACCAGGGTCCGCAAGGGGAGAAGGGCGACAAGGGCGACACAGGACCACAGGGGGCCACCGGAGCGACCGGACCCACCGGTCCTCGGGGAGAGAAAGGAGCGACCGGGGAGCGAGGGCCGCAAGGCGTCGCCGGTCCCGAAGGCCCGCAGGGACTGCAGGGGATACGCGGCGAGAAAGGCGATAAGGGTGATGCCGGCGCGATCGGCGCGGCGGGACCGCAAGGCCCGACGGGTTCCACAGGTCCGCAGGGTCCCACGGGTCCACAGGGAGCGACCGGCCCCCAGGGCAGACAAGGCATCCAAGGTTCCCAAGGCATCCAGGGCCCGCAAGGGGAGAAGGGTGACAAGGGCGACAGCGGCGTATCCGCCCCCTCGAACGGCTTCTTCACGCTCAGCATGGAAGGCGACGGCGACCTGTATGTGAACTATCCGGACAACACGAACCCACCCTCGTTCGTCTGGGACTCCGAGAGCGGGAACCTGTACGTGGACATCCCGGAAAGGTGACACATGGCGCGACTATTAATCGGCAACATCAAAGGCCCCAAAGGCGACAAGGGCGATACCGGGGCCACCGGCCCGCAAGGCAAGCAAGGAGCGCAGGGCGTTCAGGGAGCTAAAGGCGACGTCGGCCTTCCGGCGCTCGTGATGAAGAAATCCCTCGTCGGCGAATATCCGGTGGGATCCACTTTCACGGGGAACGTGAGCGAATGGTTGAACCGAACACCACTCGCCAACGAATATTCGACCGCATTGTCAGGTGGCGGAAAATACAGCATCGTCTGGCAGTGCGTTTCACAGTCCGGCAGCCTATTCACGGGAAAGACGATTTCCCGTCAATCCATCATCGGTGCGCAAGGCCCCAAAGGAGCCACTGGAGCCGCCGGGTCTACTGGTCCGCAAGGCCCTGAAGGTCTGAAGGGTGACAAGGGAGACAAAGGGGATATCGGGCCAGCCGGGCCAGCAGGTCCCACCGGGCCTACTGGTCCTACCGGTCCCATTGGCCCCACCGGTTCTACTGGAGCTACCGGGGCCACCGGCCCGCAAGGCAAGCAAGGAGCGCAGGGCGTTCAGGGACTGCAGGGTCCACAGGGGCCGTCCGGCCCGCAGGGCGCCAGCGGCGTGACGGCACCTGCATCAGGATTCTTCACGCTCCAGGTCGATCCGAACGGGGACCTGTACGCCGTATACGCGGACACGGCCACCGTGTTAGAGGCTCCCGTCTCCTACGATCCGACGACGGGCGACCTGTACTACACGATCAACGACGGAAAATAAGGAGCACGCATGACGAAGATTCTGCTCGGCAATGTCAAAGGCCCCAAGGGCGATACCGGACCGCAAGGCAAGCAGGGAGTGCAAGGACCGCAAGGCCCGACCGGGGCCACCGGAGCGACCGGCGCCACCGGGGCGAAGGGTCCAACGGGAGCCACTGGGCCACGAGGACTGAGCCTACGGAAATTCAATGGCGACATCAACGGTTCGGGTGATGGCGGAGAAGTGAGAAAAATTGCCCTATCTGGTATTCAGCCAAATGGAAACCTGCAGGTCGGAGACACCATTTTTGACCAATATCAACACACAGATGGTCTTGAACTTGGGTTCTGGCAGGTCACCGCCATCAACGGTAGCGATGTGACTGTCAAAGGCGTCGGTAGCTACATCGTGCACAAAGGGCCGAAGGGTGACAAGGGAGACAACGGCATGAGCGTGAGCCAGGCATTCATCGCCGCCCACCCCGTGGGCTCCCTTTACTGGACCACTTCCACGGCCAATCCGGGAACAACCTACGGAGGCACTTGGAAGGAATGCGGCACGACGCTTCCGGGACACATCTACCAGCGCACAGCCTGAAAGAGAAAGGAACATCAATGGCACGAACCACGAACATCACCAGATACACCTGCGACCGATGCCACGCCTCCGCATACCTCGCCGACGGTGACCCACGCACCTCCAGCGACTGGCACGACATCACCCACACCACCGTCGACGGAGTCGCACAGGGCGCGCTCGTCTGTACCGCATGCTGGCAGACGTTCAAAGCGCTGGCAGCCACGCAGGACGCCGCCTACGCCGCATACCTCAACAACACAACAGATAGGAAGGAATGACCATGACCATGAATCTCATCACCGGCAAGGCCGGCGCTCCGCACATCACATCCAGCGACCAAGGAGCCATGCAGGCCGGACTGGTCGGAAACGGCAACTACCTGCTGCAAGGCAGCGACGGCAAATTCCCCGCAGTGACCATGCAGTCGGCAAACAAGGCGCTCATCCCGGTCCTCAATCTTGTGATCGAAGGACGATACGCACGCGTCACCGCGGCGGAAACCGTCACCATCGAAAGCGGAGTCACAGGACGGAACCGCAACGACCTGGTCTGCGTGAAATACACGCGAGACTCGAACAACATCGAAACGATCGCGCTCGCGGTGCTGAAGGGCACCGCCACCAGTGGCACGGCGGCTGACCCCACGGTACCGTCGGGTAGTATCCTGAACAATTCCGGCACCGTATGGATTCCGATCGCCCGCATTCCAATCAGTGGCATCACCGCTGGAACTCCTGTCATGCTTGTCAAGCAGTTGCCTCCGATGAGCCAACTGTGGGATTCCGTAACCCCTGTCACGGGCCGGGTCAGGATGCCGTATTCCGACAGGTATATCACTCTGGTTCGTGTCGGCCGTATTGTCACCGCCTGCGCGTATATCACGCTGACAAGTAATTTCAATCAGGTCGGCAACACATCCGTCAGCGAGACAATCCCGGAGGGTTTCAGACCGTCCGGCGTTTCCCGCGCGGTCATGCGCGGCACCGACAACGGCGGCGCGACCAGTTTCTACCTTTACGGCACGCCGGAGGGGAAAATGGTGTTGAACGGCACCGGATATACCGGCCGATTCGTCGGTATATCCGGCTGTTGGATTACCGCGTAGCTTTCCCTAACCCAGCGTTCTACGACGTGGCGAGTACCTTACAGCAGTGACCGCGTTTTGCTTACGCGCATCGGTGATATCTGTTTCATGGGTGGCAACGTAAAATTCAACAGTAGCGGGCAGAACAATTACACGAAGGCTCAGGAGAAGCTCCCCGAAGGGTATCGACCCGTCACCGTCAATACGCCCGTGGCCATTTTCGGTGGTGAAACGACATTCATCTGTTACGGCGCGGCCAATGGCACCGTCACGATGCTTGGCAATCCGAACAGCGCGTACGCGGGATGCACCGGCGTATGGAGGACCGCCGACCCGATGCCCGCCGCATAGCTTCGGGACACTGGCTCAGGCGGTTGCACTGTCTTGCAGTGACCCCACGGGTCATAGCGCGTATGAGACGGTCATGCCGAACGCGTTCGTGCCCTGCGTGCCGCCCTGATTGGCGTAGGTCATGGTTCCGTTCGCGTTTACGTTGATGATCTTCTGGTTGGCCCCGTCGCGTCCGCCGTAGGAGAAGTTCAAGTCCATCGGGGGACGCCATCTTTCGGGCAGAGTGCCGAACGTGCCGCTGTTCCAGGAGCCGGAGGCCGACGACTTCCAGTCGATTCGCAACGTCACCATCGGCCCGGACCTATAGCCCTTAACGGTGCCGTAATTGCCACTGATGAGGGTCGTGACATCGGTGTGGGTTAGGGAATCCCACACGTCGCTCATCGGCTTCAACACGTTGAACAATGCGACTGGTGTGCCGATGGTGATGCCGTCCAACGGGATGCGGTACAAGGGCATGTCGTAGGTGGTGCCCCCGTCCAACGGGCTGGTGGTGTTCACGGCGGGGTCGGTGGGCGTGCCCGTGGTGGGCGTGCCCCTGACCACCACCAGTTTCGCGCTCTCAACCGACTGCGAGCCATTGGTGTACCGGCATACGATCAGGTCGTTGCGTTTCTGCCCCTGCGAGCCGTTGGTGACGATCAGGTCCTCGGGCGTGCCTTGGCTGACGTGACGGCCCTGCATGACCAGCTCGCCCGTGCCGATGGTCACCTTGTTCGCCGAAACGACCGTGATCTTGAGCTTGTCGTGCACGTTCAGGACATAATCGTCCAAGCCGAGGATGCCGGCGTTCAATCCCGCCGCCTGCTCCGCTGTCGCGTGCGCCTTGCCCGCATGACCGGTGACGAGTTCAGCCATTCTGCTTGCCTCCGTTCTGCATCCAACTGTCGAAGCTGTTATCAAAGTCCTTGAGCTTGTTCACATAGTCCGCGTGATCCTGCTCGCAGAACAGGTAGTCGTGGCCCGTGCCGGTGGAGTCCAGCCGGTTGACGTTGTACCACGTCTTGATATCCGGGTCGTCCAAGTCCTTGTACCATTTGTTTCTGCCGCAACGGTCGCATTGCATGACCGTCGCATTGTCGATACGCGCCATAATGGCCCCTTCCTAATCGGCCTCGTAATCGACGGACAAGACGCCGCCCGAGACCTTGACGATTTTCTTGGTTATCGAAGCGTTGACGGTGATGCCGGTGAGATTGTCGCGCGCCGTCACGGTGTCGCCCACGTCGAACACCACGTTCGCGTCATCACGGACGGTGACCTTCACGTCACCCTCGGATTGCAGTTCCTGCAACTTCTCACGTGTCTTCTGATTCAGCTCGGCGGTTTCGGCGTTGCTGTAGTCGTAGACCTGCGTTATCTCGTCCACGCCCTTGAGCGACTGGGATTGGCTGACATTGCCTTTGGCGTCCGCATACCAGTGGACGACGGTTCTCGCGGCCAAATCGCCCTTGCCCAGGCCGATGAGATGGTTCGGTTTGCGCCACGTGCGGGTCGCGTCGAAATCGATAAGGTCGCTGTCAATCGAGTCGCCGTAATGCGCGACAGGCTCAGCCCAGATGTTGACCCGGCCGGACGCATAGGCAAGCCTGAGTTTCAGTCCGTTGGCCTCGCACATCTTCCTCAAACCCGTATAGCAGTCCGTGTAGCGGTCGAACCGGTAGCTTTTGATGGTCTGCGCGCCGGCAGTGGGCGAGTCCACCGCGTCGAACACGCCGTCAAGGCCGACGCGACTGATGAGCGAGCCGATGACCGTGCTGGCCGTGCCGCTCACGGTGAGATAATCCTTGCCCTTGTCAGGCTCCAAAATCTTGTTCGCCAACATGCCGTGCCACGTGCGACCGCCGTAGGTGAGGGTGCTGCGGCCGTCCTTCAGCGAGTCCTTCAGGGAGTCCACGACGCCACCGCATTCGCCGCCGTCGAAATACACGTAGCTACCGGCATCGATGAGCCGGTCCACGGTCAGTTCGAAATCGTTCTCGTCCGCGCCCCACGCGGCGTCGAGCGTGAAGTCCTCAAGGCTGGCTTGGTCCACGTGGCTCGCATCGGTGACGATCAGTTCCACCATGGTGGCTCGCTTTCCTCCTGATAGACGGTCAAATCGACGCCGAAGCCGCTCCACTGCACGATGGAATCGCCAGCCGGTATCGGCTGGAAGATGTATTCGCCCCCGTTGAGACCGGTTCCGCGCCGGCCCTTGTCGAACACGTTGGTTTCGTCGCCGTTCTCGGCGGTCATGACGATGGTGCGACGGCCTGCAATCGAGGTGACGGTCACGTAGGAGCCCGAGGGTATGTCCATGTCGAGCGCGTACGTGTTGCCGCCCAACGTGAGTTGCGGGTTCGACACCGGTCCGAATATCACCATCTGGAACGGCATGGCAGTGGGCATGGGATTCGAGGCCACCGCGTTCCTCGTGGTCGCCAGATAATCATGCGGATAATCATGCGGATAGTCGAGGTCCAGTCCGGGCGTGAGCGCGTCGCTCCAGAAGTGCTGCGATTCCCCGGCCTTACGCCAGATGCCGTCAAGCATGACCACGGTGAGCTTCTGCTGGATTATCACCGGCGTGATGGTCTGCGGCTCCGCCTTGACCACGTAGGCGCGAGTCGTCCAGCCGTCAGCATCAAACATGCCCGGCGTTCCTGCGGCAACGTCGGCATCGAACAGGCGGCGCGTCGAATCCACCTTCTCGGGGCAGCGGACATAGGTTAGGTCAAGCTCGGCCTCGCGCGCCGTACGACTTACTCCGGTCAGACTCCGGTATCCGATGGTGTACGACCATTCGCGACCGCGCAGCCCATCCGCCGTCTGGGCCCAGGTATCGGGCCCTTCCAGTGGGATCGTCTCACCGGTCGAGGCGCATATATAACTAAGCGATCGCATTGCGTATCACCCTTCCGAGTTCACGACCATCCACCTCGATGCCAAGCTTCTCCATAATCAGTGGCATATCCGCGTGCAGCGCGCGCAGTTCCGACAGGAGTTCGCCGAGCAGTTCGCCAGATAACGGTTCGCCGCCAGTCGAGACGGAGGCTCTGGTCGGGCTCAGACCGTAGCCGGTGGCTACATCGGGAGTCGTGAACCGTGTGGAGGCGATGTCCGAGGCCATGCCGTTCATGCTGGACATGACGGCGGCTTGGCTGTTGCTGATGCCCTGGGCGAGACCGAGACCGATGTTCCGACCTATCTGGTCACGGAACAAGCGTGACGGCGAGTGGATGCCGAGAAAGTTCTTCACGCCGGAGATGGCATCTTTCACGCCGCCGAGAATGGCGCTGCCAACTTTGCCGATGCTGCCCGTGATGCCGCTGATAATGCCATGCACGATCTGCGAGCCGATGGACACCATGCGTCCCGGTATGGATGCAAGCGTGTTGACCAGATTGCTCAGGAACTGCTGGCCCGCGCGAAGCGCGCCGGATGCCATGCTGCTGGCGAACGAGCCGACCGCGCTTATCGCGCCGGAAAGCCCGGCACCGATGCGTCCGGGCACCTGCGAGATGTAGGAGCCGAGGTTCGCGAGAAACTGCTGGCCCGCAGAAATCGCCTGAGAGCCGAGCTGCGCGGCCCAGCTCGCCACCGACGCAACCGTGGAGGTCAGCCAGTTCCAGATATTGCCCGGCAGTTGCACAAAGAACGTGCCGAGGTTCGCGAGAAACTGCTGGCCCGCAGAAATCGCCTGAGAGCCGAGCTGCGCGGCCCACAGCACCACGAACGTGATGCCATAGTCGAGCCAGTAGGCTATCGTCGCCGGAAGATTCGTGAGGAAGTTCGCTATGTTCGAGACGAACTGCTGTCCCGCCTGCAACGCCGACTGGCCGAAGCTCACCGCCCACGTGCCAATCGACGTAATCAGGTTCGACAACGCCGTCCCGATCGCGGAAGGCAGTTGCTGGAACCATTGAATGACAGACTGGATCGCGTTCGGGATTGTCTGCGTGAAGAAGTTGGCGATGTTCTGGCCGAGACTCGTGACGAACGAAACCACCGACTGCCATGCGGATGAGAGGAACGAGGTGAACGAGGCCCACGCCTTGCGGCCCGTCTCGGTCTGCGTGAAGAACCAGACGAGCGCGGCCACGAGCGCGCCTATCGCGGTGACAACGAGAACAATTGGGTTTGCGTTCATTGCCGCGTTGAGAACCCATTGTCCGGCTGCGGCGATTTTCGCCGCCACGTCGAACGATTTCAATGCGGTGACGGCTGCGGATATGAGGCTCGCCGTCTTGAACGCTGCGAAACCACCTGCGATGCCAGCGATGACGGTTCGTATCGCATCGCCGTGTTCGCTCGCCCAATCACCGAGCGACTGCAATGTGGACGCGAGTTTTTCGACAAATGGGGCGGCGGCGTTGAAGGCGTCGCCCACAAGCTGGCCGATGGAGGCTGCGGCGCCACCGTTCTGACCGACCGCAAGGAAACCGGTTACTGCGTCTGCCAATCCCTGACCGAGCTGCGTGAGCCCCTTCCAGAGTTCGCTGAGCGACGCGAGGAACGCCTGCACTCCGCCGCTGTCGGAAAGCGTGCCGATGAAGATGCTCACGTTGCGGGTAAGCGCGATCCACCAGTTGACGAGAGGGGAGATGATGTTGTTCAATCCCGTGAGGAAGTTCTGCAAGCCCCCGCCATTCGTGACGACATCGAGCAGACTCCCGCCGAACGCCTGCGCGTTCGACGCCAGACCTTTCAGATACACTCCGAGCTGGCCGAAATCGGACTGCCAGATCGACACAAGCGGCTGCGCGGCCTGCGCCGCCTTGCCGAACCAGCCTTTCACGCCGGTGACCATGCCCGCCGCCGCGTCGCCGATTTTGCCGAACTGGGAGCTGAAACCGTTGATCGCCCCGGCGATGTTCTCCACGCCGACCGCTTCGATGACCTTCTGCACGGCCTTGGCGACACGGTTCTGCACGTTCTCCATGGCCGTGCCGATGCCCTGAGTCGCGTCCTTGGCCTGCTGGGCGAACGAGGCGTATTTGCCGAAACCGTTCTGGTTCAGTTCCATGACCTTCTTGTTGAAATCATCGAAACTGATTGACCCGTTTTTCATGGCCTCATACAGGTCGTTTGAGTTCTTCCCTGCGCCCAGCATGGCCTCGGCGACCTGATTGAGCTGGCCGGGCATCGCGGCCTGACTCGAACGCCATGCCTGCATGTCGACCTTGCCGGCGCTCAGCATCTGCGTGTACTGGGTGAGCGCGTTCTCCTGCTCCATGGTCGAAGCGCCGCCGGCGAGCATGGCGTTGTTGAACGCCAAAGCGATGTCGGTGGCCTCGTCGAGGTTCGAGGTCAGTGGGGCGAGCTGCTGGACCATGCCGGTCATGGCCGAGCTGGTGGTGGGCAGACCGTCGAGCGCGTCACTGATCTTCTTGATGCTCGCGGCCGCATCGGTGGCCGAATATCCGAGGTTCTTCATGACCTTCGGGAAGTTGTTCATCTGGTCGGCGCGGTCAACTGCGGAACCAAGGCTGGACGTGACGACGGACGCGACCTTGCTGAACACGTTGGACGTGATGCCGGCCACGGCTCCGACCTTGGAGGCGAATCCGACGGACAGTCCCTTGCCGATGCTCTGTCCGGTCTTACTGCCGGTGGTTTTGGATGCGTCGCCGAACGCTTTTTCAATGGCCTTGCCCACGCCTTCCATGGAGGGGACGATGGGCACATATGCGGTGGCGAGATTATAGGCCATTGTTTCGCATTCCTCTGTTCGGTTATGGTTGTCCGGTCTGCGGCCGGTTCTCCACACGGTTCACGGTCGTGAACCGTTGGCTCATGAATCGGTCGAGCTGTTCGACGCTCATGCCAACGGCCTTGATGGTGCGCGTGCGACGGATGGTGTTGCCATCGGGTTCTGGGTTCTCTGATCCGGCTTCCATGGCCGGGCCGGTTGCTTCCGGCGTGGCGTGGTGTTGACCGGGGCGTGGCAGCGGCCGGGGTTGCGGGCCGCGTTTCCTCGGGTCGCCGTTTGCCCAGATCCACTGGTTCATCTGTTCGATGCGCAGCACGGCCAGATACTGGTCGAACGTCCACGCGCGCGGCGTGTCCAACGTCTGCCAGACGAGTGAGCCTGCGGGGAGGTTCGCGGCCAGTGCGGCCGTCTCCGACGGGTCCAGGTCGTACACGCCGAGCCCGTACTCCCTTCTCATGTCCGCCGCCAACTGGTCGGGGCAGCGGTCGAGCAGGAGCACGAGCGTCATGAGTTTGGGAAAGCCTTACCCATCTCCTCGAACAGCTCGGTCAGGAAGGTGCCCATGGTTTCGCCGTCGATGCGCCCGTCAGCCCCTCGCAATCCATTCTTGACCTTGTCGTATGAGTCGCCGAGAAGTCGGCGTATGAATGGGATGATTTGCAAGGCGTTACCCTTCGGGTCGGCTTGAAGGTCGTAGAGAGATTCCATGAACTCCCAATCGTCCAAAACCTTCGGGTCGATACCGATATCGATTCCACGGACGTTGACACGGCGAACCGTATTCTTGGACTGCTTGTGGTCCTGTGGGTGGCTGGCAATCTGGTTGGCGTTTGTGTTGCGGTGGCTTCGGTTGCGTGACATTCTGATTCTCCTTGATAAAAAAAGCGGTTCTCTCCTTGACGGTTAAAAAAGGGTTCCCCTCGCGGCAAGGAGAGAAGAAAGGAATCCGCGAGGGGAAGCGTTGGCTAGTCGAGCCGTTGCGGTCACGGTCAGAGACTCTGGTCTTTTGGGATGCCGATATATTCGATGGAGGTGACACCATCGCCCATGTCGTTCGCGTTCACAGTGAGGTCATAGCCGAGCACGTCGCTCGAATGCATCTGGCGGTCGCCGAATTCGGAACGGGTTGCGGAACCGATGACGGTACGGTCCTTCACGTTGCCGGTTGCAACGATCTCGAACACGAGCGAGACCGGTGTATCGTCGGGCATCTGATGCTTGATGACCATGCTCTTGTCCTTGCCGGTCACCGCGTCGTTGCCGTAGCGCATCTGCGCCGCTGCCTTGCGCAGGAACTCGATGAGCACGAACTGGTAGCTTTCGGAGTAGCTGGAGACGACTTTCATCACGGTCGTACCGTTCGCGTCCTTTACTTCGGCGGTGTCGGTGTCAGTCGTGTTGGTGATGCCGTCCTCCGACAGGTAGCCGATGAGCTGGAAAGCGGGGTCGAGCTCGCTTTCCGAATCGGTAGGCAATGCGGTGCCGACGGGTGCCGCGTACGCGTAGCCGCCGACCTTGAACTTGCCGAACGACACGTTTGTGGAATCGTTCTTCGTTGTTGTTTCATTAGCCATGATTAGGCCCTTTCTGGAAATGATGCTCATTCGTCGGTCTTGACGGTGAGCTGGATGAGTATCTGGTAGCGTGGCCGTCCGTCCGGCATGGGGAAGTCGGTCAGGCCGGTGATATCCCAATCGGCCACCTCGGGCAGTTCAACGATGCGTTTCAACCGTGGCAGCACGAGACGCTGTGCCACGTCCGAAGCCTCCCAGCGTGAAGCGGCCCACACCTGCACAGCGATCAATGGTCTCGACACGAACCGGCCTTCCGAACCTCCCGTGCGTTCCACGGTGACGAACGGGATACGGTTCGTGGCGCTGGATTCGGCGGGAACCTCGAAGCTCGCGGGATAATCCTTGAGTTCGGGTGCCGCGTTGAGCCAGTCCATGACCAGCTTCTCCGCGTTCATCAGCCGCCTCCCAACGCCTTGGCGAGCGTGTCGCGCACGGCGTTATCGATGCGCGCGGCGAGATTATCCGTATGCACGAGCACCGTCGCGCCCTTCTCGTTCGCCCGCGGGCCCTCCGCCGTGTACGACGGCTGCCCCGCGTGAGTCGGCGCGGCCATGGAGTTGGCGCGGGCCGCGATCTTCTGTGCCTCCGACAAGGCGGCGCGAGCGCCCTCGTTGCGCCTGTACGCCTGGAATGCCGAATAATGCAGTTTCACCCGTTTCATGCACTATCCCTCCGCGTCGGTGACTTCGACCGTGAGATTCCATGCAGTCGGCTTCATGCCGCCGCCCAATGGCCTCGGGTCTCCGATCACCTCGTAGTCATGTGAATTGATGCGCACACTCGCCCCGCGCAGACTCCGGTATGCGTAGCTGCGGGGGAAGAGGCAGGTGAATGCAACGGTCACGCCGTCAGGTCGAATCGAGTCGGTGGCGTTGCTCATCGCGCCTGGTGAGACAAGCACGTTGCCCACCGATTCGATATCGACCTTCGTGACGGGCGAACCGCCCGGGTCGGTCTCGCCCGTGGGCGTGTAGCGCACCACTTTCACGGTCTCGCCCCTCATGACGCCTCCCCGTTCGACAGGTCGATGCTGTAGAAGCGTTGACCGGTGAGCCTGAGCGCCTTCTTCTGCCCCTTGGACAAGTAGAATTCGCCGCGAGGGTTCGCGAATGTCATGGATTGGGTGAAATTCCCCGCCGTGAGGCTGAGATTGCTGGCACCGGTGGTGTCGAACCCCGCGCCCTCGGTCTGTATGTCGGACGAGATCGCATCCTTGGCGAGCTCGCAGGCGATGCGTTCAAGCGTCGCCCGCGATATGTTCCGCCAACCCGGGCATTGTTCGCGAAGGAACTGCGAGGCATCGGCAAGACGCTGATCCACATAATCGGGGTCGTCCGGCATCTGCTTCCAGCGTTTGGCCAATTCCAAATGCGTGGCAAATGGGTTTTCTCCCGTGTCGTCGAACATGGCGGCCTCCTTAATGTCAGAATGCGATGATGCCGAAGCCGCGTGCTGCGGCCGGCAGCTTCAGTCCCATGGCCATCACTTTGCGGTGGCCTACGCCGCTACGGCGGAGGCCGGCGCGATGACGTACGCCGGGAAGCGCTTGGCCTTGTCCGACTGCACGTCGTTGATCGGGTTGGCGATCTGGAAGCCCACGCGGAACACGACTCGCATGGCCACACAATCCTGCTGGGCGAGGTTCAGAATCACCTTGCCGTCGTCGTCCGTGATAACCGCCTGGTCAAGCAGCTTGTAGGTGATGTCCTGACGGATGCCGACCACGAAGTTCGACCAGTCGGCACCGAGCAGCACGGCCTTGGTGGTATCCCATGCGCCGTTATCGACCTCGTTGAGGCCGAAACCGTAGAGGGTGGACGGCGCGCCGGAGGCGAGCGAGGGCACGTAGATCGGGCTGCCGTTGGCGTTGCGCAGGCCGATAAGCTCCCAGTTGAGGCCCGGCTTGCTGGCGAAGCCGTTCATGGCGAACCCCTGTTCGGCGAGCTTCTGGCCCATGGTGGCCACGTCCTTGGCGAGGTCCTTGCCCTGGGTGAGCGTGTTATGCGCCGCGATGGCCTGCGGGATGATGCCGTCGGGGAAGCTGGATGGTTTGTCCACGCCGAACAGGGTCGCCTGGTCCAGCTTGTAGCCGAGCGCGGCCGCCAGACGCGGCGTGACCTCCTCCCACAGAGGGATGCCGGAATCCGCGATGACGGCTTCGGGGATGGGCACGATGGCCGCAAGCTCCTCGGCCGTGATGCTCAGGCCAGACCATTTCATCTTCGTGGTCTGCTTGAGGCCGGTGTCGCCGCCCACCCAGTAGGCGATTGGCTTGGAGTCGAGCACCGGCTGGGTGCGCGTGCGGGTGCTCATGCGAATCTGACGCATACGGGTCAGGGATACGCTCGTCTTGGGTGCGTCCTGAATGATTTGGGTCGAATGCTCGGTGGGGATGAGTCCGCCGCCGAGATCGCCGCTGGTGATGATGGAGTTCACGTTGGAAGTCATCGTCATACCTTCTTTCTATGAGGTGGATTATTTGCGTTTCTGCTTGAGGAACTGATCGCGAAGCCAATCGCCGGATGTGTCGGATGGCGCGGGAGGCTGGTTGGATTCGGAGGAGGCGTGCACCTTCGGCTTGGTCTTCTCGGCGATGTAGTCGGCGAGCGCCTTGCCGTTGGCTTGCATTTCTTCGAGGGTGGAGCCGTGGAGCAGTGCGATGGGCACGCCGGTTTCCTTGGAGACCTGCGTCTTCCATTCGTTCTGCTGTTTTTCCGCCTCGTAGGCGGCGTTCTTGGCTTCAAGCTCTTTGATGTGCTTGGCTGTCTTTTCGGCTTCGGACAGTTGGGCCTCCTTGAGCTGTTGCAGTTCGTCGGCGGCTGTCTTGTTGTCCTTGGCGAGTTTCTCCCATTTGCGGGAATGGGCGACGGCCTCCTTGTATTTGGCCTCGTAGTCGATTTCGGGCGGCTTCGCTCCGTTCTCGGTCGATGCCGCCTGCTGGTTGCCGTTGGCCTCTTCGGTCATGGTTCCTCCTAGTGGGTTGGGCCCGTTTCGGGCATAAAAAACCACCCGTGCGGGTGGTTGGGGAAAATTCAGTGCGAACGGGACGGTCTGGGTACTCCATACCCGTCCTTGTATCGGTCTGGGTAAAGCCGGCGCATCAGGTAGACAAGCGTGTTCGGGTCGTTGGGATTGTCGGGATTGCCTTTTGTGGTGGCCTTTATCATCCGATAGGTGTCGTCGTCCAGGCCGCCGTTCTCGATGAGGCTGCGGGCGTGCATGTATTCCGAGTACATGCGGTCAGGGTCATAACCCTCGATGTGAGCTTGGTCCCTGTCCCATTCGGGCACGATCTGGCAGTCGCAGTCGTCGTGGAACAGTCTGAACGAGCCTTTGGCGTATTTCGCGGTCTTCTCGCTGCGGTACACCCAGCCGCGCGAGCAGAGCATCGTGCAGAACGCGCACGTCTTCGCGCCTCTCGGCACGCGCGCGTACCGGGGTTCGGACGGGTCGTGCTCGCACAGGCGGGCAACGGTTTCACGCCCCGAATACATGACCCAGCGTTGCATCGCGCCGACAAGATACGCCTGCATGGTCTGCGGGTCCGTCCACAGGTGGCCGGCCTGCCAGCGTATGGTCTTGTCGATGCCGTCGCCGGGAAACGAGTCGGACAGGTCGTACTCCCACGGGTCGGGCACCGATTCGCTACGGACGCGCATATACCATTCATAGGCGGCCTGCGCCGCGAGGTCGCCGTATTTGACGACCAGTTGCGGCACGTAGTCGAGCAGCATGTCACGCTGCCATTCAGGGCTGAGCTGTTGCAGCGTCTCCCACAGTTTCGCCAGATCGCGGCGTGCCAGTTCCACCGCCCGAGCTTGGCTGGCTTGCAGCTGTTCCAGTTGCCGGTTGTCCGTCATCCTTATTGCCTCCGTTCACGAGGGAGTCAAGCACGCTGCGGGTCTCGGCCTTGCGCTTGTCGACCAACAGGCGTGTGATATCGGAATCCGTGTAGCCGAGCTTCTCCAACACCACGTCGGAGTTGGCGAGCCATGGAATGGCCGTCACCTGCTTCACGATGGCATCGGAGAGCGCGGCCTGCGATGGGCGTTCGGGGTCACGCCAGTTGACCTGCAACCGATTGAGCTCGTCGCTGTCCTCGCTGGTGCCGTTGAGTATGGCGATGTCCCTCGCGGCCTTGCGTAGCTGCACGCCGATGGCGCGGCAGGCGTTCTTCGCCTCGATGACAAGCTCGCTTTCCGCCGCCATGATCGCTTCCGAAGAAGAAGGGCCGGAATCCGTCATCACGCCGAACTGGCTGAGCGGCACGCCGGTCGCGCCGCTCATGCGTGCCGCGAGTGCGCGAAGCATGTCGGTGTGCGGCTGCATGGTCATCTGCGTGAACTGGCCGATGACGGGCGCTTGGCCGTCCTCGTTGAGGCTGATGTTGAGCATCTTCGAGATGGTGGCTTCCCAGCCGGTCAGCTTCCTGCCGTTCTTGTCCTCGGGCGGCTCGTCAGCGCCGATGAGGTAACGTTGCGGGCTCGAATAGAATTCGGCGCTTACCTCCATGCGCAGCATGGTGCGCACCGCCGTGTCGGTGATGCTCATGACCTCACGGCTGATGCGCGAGCGGCCAAAGGGGCGGTTCAGGTCCTGATGGTAGGGGATCAGGTACACAGGCACATGATCCATGTACGTGTTACATGGAGCGTCCGCATGATAGCGGCCTGATTGCGTGCGGCGTATACGAATCGTGTAGCCGGGCATGTAGAGCATGAGTTCGGAAGGCATGATGGTGTTCGCCTGCGCGTACTGTGAGCGGTCGATATCGGTTATCGACAACGCCGCCGACAGGCCGCGACGGGCGTAATCCCACAGGCCGGTCTCATAGAGCGCGCTACGGAACGACACGGACACCTTCGAGCGCAGACCATCCTCGGGTTCCGCGCTGCGCACGTTCAGGAACGAGCATGAGTGAATGAGCGCGCTGCGGATGGCCTGCGGCAATTCCACGTCGAAGTCGTTGTCTGAAAGAATCGAATCCAAACCCAACGGATCGCGGCCGTCGTCGCCGACTCCGACGAAACCATCGAACACGATGCGGTCGGCCAAAGCGTCCACCGATTTCTGCGGCCAGCCCACGACCTCGCTTATCCCCGCCATGCTGTCCGGCACGGCGATGGACAGATTCTTAAGCTCGTTGCGCCCGTCGTAGTATTTGGTGCGCAAAAGGTTACGTTCGAGCTTCTGGGACCATTGACGTATCATCAAATCCCACGGTTCTCGGCACTCGTCGGGCAGATTATCGACCTGCACGTTTTCAAGACTGGGAATCTGCATCAGAATGCCACCGCCTTCGCTCTTCTTCCCGGATGACGTTTGGAAGTCTTGACGTTCCAATACGCGAGAGCCACCGCTTCCACGGGACTCACGTCGATGTTCTCCATGGACGGCTCGTAGCCGAACCCGTCGCCGATTTTCCTGTGCTTCGCATGACCCACCGCCTCGTCAAGCAGAGGTTGGCCGAAATGGGTAAGCCCATGGTCGTTCACGGCCTGTTCGAGCATCGAACAAGCGTCCGCCACGTCGGAAGGGCGCGGAACCACGATCACTCTTTTGGACACGCCCTTGTCGATGAGGCTGTTGACCAGGGTGGGCGCTCCCACGCGCCCGTCGATGATGATGCCGATGGCCTTGCGCCATCGTTCCGCACCGTCCTTCTCGGCGGTCAGCCAGTCGGCCAGCCAGCCGGTGCCGCCGCGCATGCTGCGCGAGGCGATGACCTCCACGTGCGGCAATTCACTCGACTTGCGGGGCGGGCGCACGCACGCCACGAGGGTGACGTTCGCGCCGTCCGCGCTGAACTTGACCGCATACGAGTTGTAGCCATCCATGCAGGGGTTGTCGGTCTTGCACTTGGCCCACTCGTCAACATCGATATCGGACAGCGCGCCGGCCTGATCGTTCCACCAGCCGAGACGTTCGCGGGCGAAACCGTCCGGCGTCATCTTCTCCGACTCGGAAACGACCACGCTTTTCAACAGGCGGGTGCCGAGCGATGGATTGTATTGGTACCAGCGTTGCTGGTCGTGCACGTCGCCTATCTCGTTCGCCGCCCATTCGAACCAGCACAGGTTCTTCGGCGGCTTGTCCCTGTGCGCGTTGCGGCGCATGCGCGCGAACACCGTGCCCGGCGAAGTCGGCGGGGTCGGCGTTCCCGTGTAGATGGTCAACGGATTGCCCGAGGGTGCCGACGAGATGGCGGGCTGTATGGCCTCCATCTGCTCGTCGGTCAGCTCCTGCGCCTCGTCGCACACCAGCACGTCCACCGTGAAGCCACGGCCCGAACTCTTCGAACGGGCGATGAACTCAATGCTGCCACCGTTCTTCAACACGATGGCCTCCTGGCCGTTCGTGGCCCGAATGTAGGTGACCAGTTCCGACAGTTCGGGGAACTTGCGCGCGTTCTCGAAGTAGTATTTCATGCGCAGGAAATGCTTGCGGCAGGTCTTCACCTCATGCGCCGTGTGCAGGATCTTCATACCGAGGATCGCGGCAAGGTACAGCTCCGTGAACTCAAGAATCGCGTTCTTGCCGTTCTGGCGCGGCACCGCGCACCCGCAATCCGACGCCGCCCATTGCAGCTTCGAATCCGTGGCGAGCCACCCATCAAGCACGATACGCTGCCACTTATCCGGCTTCATGTCGTAGCCGGCGGCGAGCGCGCACGCCTCTCCTCCCTCGGACTGCGCGTGCTTGGGAACCAGAGCGAAGCTAGGTTCCTGTACGCCTCTTCGCCTTGCCACCCTCGATCACCCTCAGCTTCCGTCGTTCGGCTATCTCATCGAGCGGCGTATGCCGCTCCTGCTGTTTCACTTTCGCCTGCGTGATCTGGCTGCGTGCGGCTGGCGTGATCCCGTAATCCTGCAGCAGCTTGTTCAGTATGGGCACGCTGGCGAAATTGCCGGAACCCCAGATGTCCGCGTGGATCAGGGCGGCGTTCATGAGGTTGTCCCAGTCGGCCTCGGTCCACGAGTCCGCGCCGGGGGTGGAAGCCAAATGCTCCCACCATCGCACGGTAGCCTCGGGCCATTCGATGCCGTCAGGCAGGTTGGGCTGTACTGTCGCGGTCTTGGCCAACTGGGTCACCTCGAATCAATGTCTAGGAGCCGCTGGAGCGGCTAGCGCGAGCGGAACCGGCGGCACGAGAGAAATCAAACTCGCCCTGCACGTATCTCGGACGCATGACAATCACCTCCATCGGGAAATCAGGAGCCAGATGAACGGGACGCCACTTTCCCCCGAGCGAGTCGCTTGCCGGTTTTCCAGTCAATACCTCGCTTGGCGAGAATACGACGCGCGGCCCTTACGGCTTCATTATCGGAATTACCCTGCGCCGTTTTCAATGCTTTTTCAACGGAAGAGGGAGGACGTACCGCGCCGGATTGAACCCGAGAACGGTATTCCGCACGTGCGGATTCTCTCTGCGTATGGTAATCAGATGACGCGCGTTGAGCGGCTTTTTGGAATGCCTTCGCTCCGCGGCTGGTGCGAATCTGCCGGTTCGAGCGCATCTTGTCGTCCGCAAAACCGCTTATCGGACTCGACAAGCCACGCTCGGCCAAGAATTCAGATTCAGATTGAACCTTTGTGTGTCGTGCCACGAGATTCTCCAATCACAAGAGACAACAAGATCAGGAGCCGGAGGAACGCGAGCCCCCGCGAGAAAAAGCGCTGCGGATACGACCGGCCACATTACGCACCGCACTACCGGCACGCTGGAACAGGTTTCGCATAATCCACCTCCCTCCAAGCACGAAAATCGGACAGGAAAAAATCAGGAGCCGGAAGAACGGGAAGCGGTTCTGCTGTTGGCCCGTTTCATCGATAGGATTTTCTTCGCCCACGGTTTTCCCGCTTTTGCTGCGCGCTCAAGAGTTGGATCGTGGATGGCCCCGGATTCGACCAATTTGCGGTAATCGGCGAGTGCTTTTCTTTGACGTCGGGATTGTTCCTCGTCCTTAAGTGGATAGTGAAAGTTACCTCTTCGGTCAATGGTGAAATCTGGAGTGACCTTGATACCGCGTTCGGCGGCGTATTCACTGAAGGTCTGGGATTTACGCGCCATGAAAGTCTCTCTTCAATGGAAAAGCCGCCCCATAGGGACGGCTTGAACGAAAATATTGTTACCGGTTCACGATCCGCTCGATCGCGACGCGGAACGGGACGCACTCACACGCAGGGCGGATACACCGCCACCGGATGAACCGGAAGAGCGACGTCCATACCCCGTATAGCGGATATCGTTGGTGCTCGCGTAACGGACTCGCCTCATAACTCGCCTCCCAGCTTCCGAGCTACGGCCATGCCGTCCAGATACTTGTCGCCGAGCTTGCGAAGACCGTACTCGGCGAGGAAAGAGTCTTTATCGTCGCGCAAGGGGAATGCGATGGCGAACCAGTGTTCGGAATCGGTCGGCTCGACAAGCTTTTCCGGGCTGCGAGCCGAAACCAGCGCCTTGTGCAGAGCGGAGAGCTCGGCGAGGCAATCCTTTTCCAGATCATCGGAGTACTTGACGCCGGCGAGCGGGTCGGGCGTCTTCTCCGCGAACCCGAGACCGCCGACGAACCCCACACCGGCACCGAACGCCACGGCAGACGACCTGGCCGGCTTGTACGGGGCAAGCCTGTCGGCGATGTCACGGTACGCATAGATCCGGTGTTCCTCGCCGAAACCAAAACGCTCACGCCACCGCGTCATCTCGGCGGGGGAGGGGAAGCACAGGCACAACCAGAACTCGGTGTCGGTCGCATCCACGAACCGCTTGCGCTCCGCACGGGCACGCTCGCGGTATTCCTTCGCGTTCTCGTCCAGATTCTCCGGCACCGGCTTCACACGCTTGCCCTTGGGTTTTCTCTTCGAAAAATCGAATTTGAAATCACCTGACATGATCCACCTCCAACAAGGGGAACCATTCAAGCAGCGTCGCGTAATCGTCCGGTGCCTTGTCCTTGAGCACCTTGGTGAAACGCTTGTCGATGCCGTCGAACGAACGCCCGAACCACGCATAATCACACGGCAGCTCGATATGATGCCCGCGAATGCAGTCCAGCACCTCGCCCTTGAGCCAATCCCCGATAGGACTGACCTTCTTGAGGTTGCGCCGCCAGTACCCGTACTGGACGAACGCGCCGCGACGCTGAATCGAATCGGCGGCGCGCACGCCATCCGCGCACCACGTGCTCTTATCCAAGCCCACGTCGGCGCGGATGAAATCCCACATCTGCTCATACGACGGCTCCGGCAAACGCGCCGCCTCGATAAACCTCAACCGTTCGGGAGCCTGAAACACCGCATTGTTCAGCCACCGGTACAGCGACGGGTGCGGATACCTTTTGATTCTGGTCTGGAATTTCTGCTCGAAATAATCAAGTTCCTCGTCCACGAACCTCAAACCGGGCACATAGTAGAGGTACGCGGGAACGACCTCGATACCCATGTCCCGCATCGCCAGCCACGCGGCGATAGAATCCTTGCCGCACGAAAACGCCAACAGCACGGGCCTGCCATCAGCGGCCAGCTTCTCACGCACCGCGAGACTCGTGCCCTGATTGCGAATAACCGTGGTCACTTCGGCCACCTCCTCCCCGTCATGCGGATGAACCGCGAATGCGAATAAAACTCGACGCCGTCACGCCGGAAACTCGGCTCCGACGAACGGACGAACACATGCAAACCATGTCCACTGGTCGAAACCTCCGCATAGATCGCTTCGGACAACAGTTCCACCGCCTGCGCGGGCGGACTGGTCAAATCAACATGGTCGAAATCCCAGCACGCAAGCCCATCGCCGAGCATGATGCCATAGCCGTCGCCGGCCTTCGAGCGCATGACCTCCGGGTATGACGCCCAGGTATCGGGATCAGTCGAACTGGCTGGTGACCCATCGCACATAATCGGGCGCTTGCCATCGGCGCGCACCCAACGGCGCAATGCCTTGAGTTCCTGCGGTATCTGATGTTTGCGGCTCCACGCCTTGCGGCATCTGTCCGAGCAAAACAGTCTCGGACGCCTAGGGTTCGGTGTGGATTGAAAGAAATGGCCGCAATTCCTACATTGGTTGACCATAGCTATAACTATAGCATATATTCCAATGGGTTGCAACCATAATTTCGTGACATATCAAAACTGCGGAGAATCAAACGTAACAGCCTCGAAAACAAGCGAGGCAAAAGTGTCAAACCAGCTCCGAAACGGCTCGCACGGGCGCTCGCAGGCACCCCAACGGCCAAACGTACGATACTCCACGCGGATTGCGGGGGGACGGCGGCGCTAGGACCTGTGGGGAGCCTTGCATGGGAGGGGGAGGGTATGGCCCCCGGTTACCATTGGCGGCTGATTGGGATGGTGTTTTGTGGTTGTTTTTTTGTGTTTTGGTGGCCTGTGGTGTTGGCGATTATTTTGTTGCTTTTTCTTTGGTTGCAGATTCTGTGTGTGAGTTGTGTGTTGTCATAGCTGGTTGGTGATCCGCCTCGGCTGTATGGGATGATCTCATCGAGTTCGCAGCTGAGTGGGTGTGGTGTTTTGAGTGTGAGGTCTATGGGTTTGCCGCACAGCGGGCAGATCGGTATTGGTCCTTCGGCTGCGATGTGTCTGGCCTTGCATTTGCGGCGGGCTGCTCCATTTTGGTATCGGCCTGAGCCTGCCTTGTTGCTCATGTTCCCATCCTGTGTGTTTGGTGGCTTGGGCGAGATTCGAATTCGCGATCCAGTGGCAGTGTTTACTGGATGTCACGCTATCCCAGCGTGACCGGTTAGTCCTCTACCGTACGCAAGCCGTGGCGGGCTGACTGGCACCGGCGCTTTGGACGCTGCCGGCGGAGTACTCTCAGCCCATGAGATACGGAGGATATGAGTAAAGCCCCTGAGATGTATGTCCCAGAGGCTTTCACACTTATCCTGATACGGAGTATACCACGGGGTGGATTCACCCTACTCCTGTCTGTGTTTTGTTTTTTCAGGCGGCTTGGATGGTGAGGCGTCCGCCGAGGGCGTGGATTACCTTGGCGATGGTCTGGAAGCTGGGGTTTCCGTCCTTGCTGAGGCTTTTGTAGAGGCTTTCGCGCCCCACGCCCGCGTCCTTGGCGATCTGGGTCATGCCTCGAGCCTTGGCGACGTTGCCGAGTGCGGCCTGCATGAGTGCGGGGTCGTCGTATTCGGCTATGGCGTTGAGGTAGGCGATGATGTCCTGTTCGTTTTCGAGGTATTCGCTGGTGTCGTAGTCGGTGATTTCGGTGCTCATTGCTGCTCCTTGTAGTCGTCGAGTATGGCGTGGGCTTGTTTGATGTCGGTCTGCTGGGTGCTTTTGTCGCCGCCTGCGAGCAGCAGCATGAGCACGTTGCCGCGCGTGGTGAAGTAGACGCGGTATCCGGCTCCGATGTGGAACCGCATCTCGCTGACCGGGCCTCCCACGGGTTTGATGTCGCCGAACGGCCTGCCGGCGAGCTTGCAGGCGTCGAGCCGGGCTTGGATGGCGGCTTTCGCCTCGCGGTTCCTGAGTTTCTTGAACCACTTGCGGTATTCGGCGGTTTGCTTGATTTCCATACCCTTATTGTATCTCACAGGCTACACTATGTCAAGCCTGGCGGCCGCTGGAACCCATCGCCAACGCCAGAATCTCCCGTATGTTGAACTCCCAGTAGCCGTCATCGACCGGCTTGCTGCTGGGCAGCTTGCCGCGGTTGAGCCAGTTGCTGATCTGCTTGCGGCTGACCTCGTATCCGTAGTTGTCCTTGAGCCACTGGCTCATGCCCGCAGGGGTCTTGGTCAGGTGGATTGCCTCGGCCTTGTCTCGGCTCTGCTCGCGCAGCTCGACCACGTTGATTGGGTTGCCGCATTTGCATAGCAGCAGTGATTCGCCTTTCGCGGCCATGACCTCGCGTCCGCATTCGGGGCAGACGCCGATTATCCGGCGCGTGCGCGGCCTGCGGTCGATGAGCGGTTCGATGCGCTCGCAGGTGTGGATGAGCCATGTCAGCCAATGTCCCGAGCGACTGGCGCGGCATAGGTCGGGCAGTCGTCGTGGCGAGTCCCTGAGCAGGGTCTGCCATCTCGGACGGCTTTCCACGCCGGTTTCGTTCCACATGTCCTGCAAGCCGTCCTCGGTCTGGTCGAGCATGTCCTGCGCGTGGAGGTTGATGGGCGCGGGCGCTTCCCCTCCTTGCGCCACGCCTCCAGCTCCGGGCTCGCCCAGCTTGTAGGCGTGACGGGACACCTGTTGCAGGAGCATCATGTCATGGCGGAGCCGGTGGAGTGTTTTCGCGTACTGGCGGCGGCAGTTCCGGCAGAGCGTCCACGGTGCCTCGACCTGCTGGTTGCCGCAGTATTGGCATGGTTCGGTGGTGATGAACATTGTTTGAAACCCTCCACGTTCCGGCTATCATGGTGCTTGGTGAGCGTGCCCTCCATCTTTTCGGTGGAGGGTTTCGTTTTTTTACGCTGAATTCAGTGTTTTTACGCTGAATTCAAATCAATGGTTCGATGAATTCGGGCGTGAAATCATCCTTGTGGGGTGCGGGCGTTTCAGGATGGGCGATGATGTACAGCACCTCATCCAATGGCACGCCGAGCAGTTTCGCCGTGTATTCGGGCGTGGCCGCTTTGCTCCGATGCCATTTGAGTATTTCCTCGCGTTTGAGACTGCTCGCGCTCATGATTCCTCCTTGAGTGTGGTGACATATGCGATGGCCTTGCGTTCACGCTTCGCATACTTTTCGCATTTGCGCTTGAGACGTTTGAGGCTCATGGCGTACAGGAAGTTTCTGAAGTTGCCGTCTTCGCAGATTTTGGCTTGATAACGGCCGTAGTCGCTTCCCGCGCTGATATGCGCGACCAAATGGTCTGTAAGCTGAATCTCGTTCATGCGTTCTCCTTTCGATATGGGTTTGGCGTGTATTCGGGCGATTCCTCGCCGGGCATGGGATTCATGTTCTTGACGGCTTGGATATACCCTTCTTCCCATGCTTTTTCGGCTATCTGCCGGTCATGCTCCTTGAGCCATGCTTGATAGGCGGCTCGGCCTTCCTCGATGGTTGACTGGCCTGTACCGAAGCAACTCAATTCGACGGCGGATTGGACCAAATCGTCATACACTCGTGGTTTCATTCCTCCACCTCGGTTTCCTCGCCGTACTCGCCGTAGAGTTGGTCTGCCGCATCCTTGGTCGTGTAGAGGCATTTCGCGGGCGCTTGTTCGTAGTCGTAGATGGCGGCTGCGACGACCTCTCGAAACTCCTCGCGGGTGAATATCTTCGCCTTATAGCTCATCGTCCGTGCTCCTTTCGGTCTTGGAGTCCCAGAGTCGTTCTCAACTGTTGCAGGCAGCTGATGGCGTACAGGGTCTCGCGGTCCACCGTGCCGGTGGGCACCACGCTCGAAAGCGCCTCGTCCAGTTCCTTCAGTCTGGTCTCAAGATCCTCGGTGCGGGTCCACCGGCTGATCTGGTAGCCGTGGCGGCTGAGGATGTCGCACACCCGTTCGAACGCCTTGGACTGTGCCTGTATACGTCGTGCCTCGGTGGGTTCCTGCAACTGTTCGAGCTGTTGGAGCCGCAACGCCATCTTCGTCCCGAGCGCACGGCCTATGCCTTTCATCGCCTCTCGCTGTGCGACATACTCGGCGGCGGTCTCGTAATGCCCGTACCGGTCCGGCCGTTCGCTGGCGGCGAGCTTTTTCAGCAGCCGGTGTTCGACCTGCCGGGTGTCACCATGACTTGGGTTGGGTTTGCGCCGGTATCTCAACGTGCGTTTGGACGGGTCGTAGTACATGAGGCCAACCGGCTCGGGCACCTCGCTGCGGTCGATCATGCGGGCGGGGCAGACGAGGGTGAGATCGTCCACGTAATTCTTGTAGCACAGGTATTTCGCGTCGCGGAGGAAATCGCCGCGACTCACCTTGACCTCGAATCCGCTGATCCATGTGTCCCCGCGCCAGTTGACCTCCAACGCCACGCCGTCCAGACGCAGCACCGTGTCATTCGGCTCAGTGACCGAAATCTCCGACCAATACCCGTCACCGTCACGCCGGTAACGGGAGGCGAGTGCGCAATTGATGTCCATGGCAGTCACGTCACCGTTCATCGTCTGCCTCCCATTTCCTTCTCGTGTGCCATGATTTCCACGTCATTGGCGAGCATGAGATGCGCCTGGGCGCGGGTCATTGATTTCAATGTCTGCGGGCCGTTGGCGGCCATCCAGCCGAGAGCATCCACCTTCGTCTCGAGCAGGTGGGTCTGCGTCGCGAGATCACGCAATCGACCATCAAGCAGCATGGTCATCGGTTTCCTCCTTGTTGAGTCGTGTTTCGATTTCGATGCACAAGTCGAGCGCTGCCGTGAAACCGGCCTGATAGGCGTATAGCGCGGTCTCCGGCCGGCTCATGCCGCCAATCTCCGTGGCCTCCAACAGCCACGCCATCGCACGCTCCTGCGGGGTCGGGAACTTTTCGGCCATCACGCGCCCCTCAGAATCGAGCCGAGTGAGGCAGCACCCAGCTTCTGGGCACCTGCGAACCGTCTGGCCGTGGAACGTGACTTCGGCTGCGCGGCGGGCAGTTCGAGTGGGTTGCGCATGGTCAACGCCTGCTGCTGCGCCTGCTCCGGGCCGTTGCCGAGCATCCGCTGGCGGCGGTACATCCACGCCTCGTCCGCGGATAGGCCCCGCGCCTCGCATTCGCGCGCTATCTGCGCCTCAGAGGGCTTCGACTCGTTGCGCATCCTGCGCACGATGGCGTTCACATCGCCGGAACCGCACCAGCAACCCGTGCTGTTGTCCGCGTAGAAGCGCTTCACCGCCTCCAACGCCTCTCCCAGCGTCATGTCCGCGCGAAGCTCCTCGTGGAACGTGCGAGCCTCCAAGTCGGTGATGGCCGCGTTGCCGTGGTGGACGCGAATCTTCGCCAGCACGAGCGTGCTTTCCTTGAGCGTCAGCATGTCAGTACTCCTTCCCGTGATTGGTTTTCGGCGGCTTCCTCGGCCGCGTAGTGGGCTATCAGTGCCGCGTTCGCGTCCTGGTTGGCCTGCGAACGGTTCCACGCCGATGGCGAGGGGCGTGCGGTCGGCTCGGGTTTGGCCGGCAGCGGGTCGTCGTCCCAGTGTTCGCCGTCCAGCCAGTTCGCCGGGGTGAGCGTGTAGCCGGGTTCCCGGTTCGGGTCGGCGGCGTACCTCGACGCCTTGGCGATCAGGAACGTGTTGTTGGTTTTCCTCCGCGCCTTCCGCCAAGCCTCGAAGGCCTTGCGTTTGCCGGTCTTGCGTGGATAGGTCTGCCAGAACTGCTCGAACTCGATGGGATAATCCTCGTCGGCGCTCTCTGCGGCCCCCTCGGCTTGCGAGGGGGTTTGGGGGAGAGAGAATTCTTCGTTAGAAGAATTCTTATCTGTATCTGTATCTGTATCTGTATCTGTATCTGTATCTGTATCTGTATCTGTATCTGGCTTCGTTTTGCTTGAGTCTTGCTTCACGTCTGCTTCGTTTGTGCTTCGCGTCTGCTTCGTTTTGCTTGAGTCTTGCTTCACGTTGCGTGACTTGCTGGACGCTGCGCCACCTTTTCGGCCGGCTTCGGCTTTCTTCGCTTTAGCCTCCTCCACGTCAGCACGAGAACGACCCTGAGCTGCGACGAAATCATGCAGCCACAAGGTGCCGTCCTCATGCTCGTCTAAAAGATGCGCGTCGATGAGTGCGTCTATATCTTCATCGGAAGCGCCGAGCAGACATTTCAAATGGAAGCGGGACAGTTCACCGTCGTTTAATTCGCCAGCGCAGTACGAGATCGCGAACGTCCACACGGAGAACGCGGAAGGGTGCTCCATTGCAAACACGCGAACTTTCTCGTTCTGCCATAGGCGTGTGCTGAGCTTCGCGAACTTTTCCATATCGTGCCCGGCCATCAGTCCGCCTCCTTTCTCTTGTCTCTTTGGTATTCGGCTATCAATGCCAGCAGTTCGGGGCTGGCCGCGATTATCTCGCTGGGCTTCAGCCCCTCGCCATTGGTCTTGGGTTTGCGGTGGTAGCCGCCACGCAAACCGGTGCGACGGCTGCCACCGATGTAGGTATGAGGGTTAATCCTGGCCATCGTCCGGCCCCAACGCCAAGCCGTCGTTCAGCAGGAGCGCGAACAATTCGAGCGGCATCCACACGAGCATCGGATTGGAGGGCACCGGCCTCGATTCGCCGCGCAGCCGGTTCGCGAGCTCGCGGCGAATCCGGTAGTCCGGTCCTAACACGTGCCCCATGTGAGTGGCGAGGAACCGTTCGAGCGTTCCGATGTCGAACACGGCCATCTGCCGGGCCATGCCCTTGAGGCTTTTCACGCCCACGCCCCTGCGGTGTTGGATGAGCACCCCGTAGGGAGTGTCCATGTTCGCCATCTCCACTTTGAGCTCCCGCCAATGCTTGCGGTAGTTCGGCATCTTCGTGTCCTTGCACTCCACGCACACCGGCTCGCCATGGAACATGACGCCGATCAGATCGCCCTGGTCGGCGTTGCCATGCAACGGCATACGGTCGATGCGCGTGTCCTGCAACGCCCACGCAAGGTAACGCACCGTCCACGTCTCAAGGCTTGTGCCTTTGCTTTTCGATGGGTTCGCCATCATCTCTCCAATCCGTAATCCGCGTACATCTCGTCTGCTTCCAAAGCGCATTCCGGGCATGGAATCGGTCTTGCCGGGTACAGCGGGCACCCGTGCCTCTCGCAGACCGGTTCCACGTCCGGCGGCGTCTCATCGTGATACAAATGCAGCATCAGAAGCTCGGATCACTGGACCATGGGTCGGAGGCCGGAGGCTGCGCCTGCCCCTGCGGCTGCTGCGTGTAACCGGCCTGCGTGCCGTAACCCTGCTGTCCGCCGTTCTTCTGGCGAACGTTGGTGATGGCCACAGCGCTGGCGTTGACGTTGCATCTTGCGGCGGGCTCGCCCTTCTTGTTCGTGTAGGCGTCGAGGCCGCTGATTTCGCCCACGATGGTCACGTCCACGAACTGGTCCTGATTCTGACGCAGCTGGGCGATCTGGTCGAACACTGGGTTGAGGTTCGCGTAGCCAGCAGGCCACACCGAGTAGTACTGTTCCGGCTGGCTGACCCAGTTGCCGTTCCGGTCACGGTAGCCGGGCGACATCGATACGCTCAGATACCGTTTGCCGTTCTGCGTTTCTCGCACGCCCCACGCCGTGCCCTGGATGATGATGGTCGCTCTTCCCGCCATGGTCACTCGCCTTCCTTCACGCTGGCCTTCAACTGGCCCAGCACCTTGTCAAGCTCAGCCTCCGACAGTTCGTCGCTGGCCTTCACCTCACGGTTCAGAATCTTCGTGATGGCTTCGCACGCCTCAGCGTCCGAAGCCACGCCCAACGCCTGGAAGCGGCGAATCATCTCCGCACGCTTCACGTCCACGGCGGAAGGCTCCGCCTCGGGCTGCGCTTCCGGCTGCTGGGGCTGCTGCGGTGCCGGTGCCTGCGGCTGTTCTTCCTCTTGTGCGGGGTCCACGTCGATGGTGGGTGTCATGGCATCGTCGATGGCTGGTGCCAGCACGTCGGAATAGTCCGGCGTGGTCTCGTCGGAGACGGCCGCGGACTGGGCTTCGACGCTCACCGGGAGCCATTTGAAGCTGCGGCGCACCACCGTCTTCAACGCCATGGCCTCATAGTCGGTGCGCCATGGGCCCTTGTTGCCTGCGGGGCTGCGGCGTTTGACGGCCTCGACTTCTTCCTTGGTCATGTGCACGAACACGCTTCCTGCAGGCAGCAGCTGGGCGTTCACATACACGTCGGTCAGCGTGGCCTCGGTGTGCGGCACGCCACGGGTGGCGCGGAACTTGAAGTGCTGGCCGGTCTCATCCTCCCAGTAATCGAATTCGTCGCCCTGGTACACGGCCTGCGCGTGAATGCTCTTCAACTGGCCGGAACGACGGGCCAACGCGATCATGCCGCGATAGCCGAGCACGAACATGGCCTCCTTCTGGCCGGTGCGCATGTTCTTGTTACCGAATGGCAGGATGTAGGCCATGCCGAGCCCGTTCACGTTCGACGGTTCCAGACCGAGGCTCGTGCAGCGCATGAAGCATGACAACACCGATTCGACCGAGCAGCTGGCCAGCTGGGGTTCGCGGTTGATGGTGCTCACGTACATCTGGTAGAGGCGCTTCTCGCTCATCTCCTGCGGCATGACCGCCGCGATGCGAGGCCAGCTCTTCTCGAGCAGCTGCTTCATCTGGCGCTGCGGGTTCATGGCCTGCATCTGCACGTTCTGCGCCTGTGTCGCTAACTGTCCCATAATCGGTTCTCCTTTACTTGGTTTTCTTCGGTTTGATTTCGCTGAATCGGAAGGTGCGGCCCTCCCACGGCTGCACGACCCGCGTGTAGCCCTTGCGCGTGCTGTGCTTGTAGGTGGCCTGCAGGTTGCCGCAGCGCACCCCCTCGTGGTCTCCGATATAGGGGAGTATGCAGTCCTGTAACTCCTCCTTGCGGGCCTTCAGCGCGTTGAGGTCGGCGGTCGTCTGCTGGTAGTCGGCCATGAGCCTGCGCAGATCGGTGCTGTCGCTCATGTCCTCGATGCCCTCCGAAGGCTCCGGGTACGCCTTGGCCACGTCCGTGCCGGTGAGGGTGGGCATTTCGTCGCGGGTGACGAAACCCCAGAAGTCCTCGGCGGCCTTGATCACAGCGTGAATGTCGTCCTCGTCGCGCTCGAACCGCACCTCGACCGGCTCGCTTTCGCCGATGTCCGCGTAGAACACGCCCCATGTGAACCCGGTGACGGCCATGTAATGCGTGACCTGCGCCAAGTAGTAATCCGGCGCGATTAGCTCGCCAGTCTCGTCATGCCAGTCGGTGCGGCCACGGTTCGCGTTCGCCGTCTTGATCTCGAGAATGCCCCACGAATCGCTCTCCTCGTCGTAGACGAAGCCGTCCAGCGAGGCGTGCATCAACGGATGCTGCTTGGATACCAAGGAAATGTCGGTGCCGTCGATGACCTGGTACTCCGGGTGGAGTTTGCGGAACCGGCGGCGCAGTTCGACCTCCAAGGCGTTGCCCTTGATGATCGCCCACTTGCCGCTGATATCCTCCGGCTGCTGACGGTTCGTCTTCTCCAGCCACAGGTCGTAGGGGGTCGAGTACGGGTTGAGGCCGAGAATCGTGCTCATGTCCGAACCGCCGACACCCAGTGCGCGGAACGCGTGCCACGCACTCTCACGCTCCTTCTTCGTGTGCTGGCGGAAACGGTGCACGTCGAACAGTCCGGTCGCCTGCGCTGCCATGTCAACGGTCACTCGCTTCATTCCTGCTCCTTAGCTTCGATTTGCTGACGTATTCCACTCGCGCGCTCACCCTGCGCCGTTGTCTGTCGATGACGACCATGCCCGGCAACGGCATCACGTACAGGTACGGGTTGCCGGTCTGACTGTTCCGGTCGCTGATCAGATCCATAAACTCCACGATCAGTTCGCCCGACGTCATGCTCATGCCCTCGTCCGTGATCGGGCTCCATAGTTCCACCGTGTCCGTCATCCATATCCTCTCGTAGTCCGACGAGCCGTAGCCCGGCCTCGTGGATGCTCAGGCCGATGAGGCTCGCCAGCGACTGGCGTGTGGGGTGGGCGGTCAGGATGTCCAGGTTGGGCAGCAGCCGGGCCGCGACCGCCAGCCACATGTCGTTGTCATCGGCGCTCATGCGGCCTCCGTCCTGTATTGCAGCTTGTTCTCGGTCGCCCAGCGGGTCAGTTCGTCGATGGGGTAGACCACCTGGCGTGTGTCCCTTTTCCTGCCTTCGCGTTTCACCCCGCGTTTGCGGAATCGCGGGCCTCCTCCCGTGTAGCGCAGGTTCTCAAGCGTGTGCTTGGCGACCGTGTGGTTGAGGAATTCGACGGCCTGTTTCGTGGTGAGCTCCCGAATCGATTCCGCTTGGCCGGCCGGTTTTCCACGCCGTCCGGCAAGACTGTTATTCGACGCCCGCCTCGCTCAAAACGAGGCACAGGAGCCGCAAGGGAACGAGCCCGAAGCCCATGAGCGCGGCCAAACCGTTGCCGATGGGATGCGCGCAACCCGTGTGGGTCATCACCCAGCCGATGCACACCGCGAACACGAGAATCCAGAAGACGAGACGACTCATGAAGCCGCGGGACGGTTCGCCCGGTTCCGGCTTACGGTAGCCGCTGAAATGACGGCCATACTCTTCGACAGACATCACGCCGCCTCCTTGTCGGCGAGCGCTATGAATGAGTCAGGGAGCATTGTCATCGGTTCAACACGCAGACAATCCGCATAAACGGCAATCTGACCAATGGAAATGGAGGCTTTCCCGCTGAGCTGTCGACGAAGGGTCACATAGGGTGTCCCTGATTGGTCAGAAAGCCACTTAACGGAGCGCTTCGCGGCTTCCAGTGCGACTGCAATTTTATTTGCCACCTGTTTTGTGGTGCTTTCTCGATTAACCATATGGTTAATGTAAGCACCATTTGGATAGTTAGTCAAGTTAGTTTTTAATCTATATGGTTAATTTCCTCCCCGATATGTGTTATTCTTTATCCATGACCGAATATGGAGATCAATTTGCCGAAGCCATCGCAGAAGAGCTTCGAGCCCAAAAAGCCCGCATGGGAAAAACCAACGATGACATCGCAGAAGAAGTCGGACTGAGTCCCGTCACCGTTCTTCGCTATCTAAAAGGACAAAGACAAATTCCCATCGATGTGTTTGGAGATCTATGCAAAGCGCTCGGAGCAAACGCCGCCGACATAACCCGCATCGCCTACGAGAAAGCGCAAACGGCATCGCGGATAGCGGAGACAAAACGTCTGGCACACAAGAGCGATGTCAGCCTTGCGGCTTACGGAGCAGAGGGAAAGGACTATTACATGAACCACGATGGAGAAGCATCGGCATGAAACGCCTTATTCCGTTCGACACGCACATGAACTATGGCCCCATGCGTATGGCGATTTATTCGAGCGGAATAGATGTCACCGTAGAAAGCGACATCTTAGACAATATGTGGGGTTGCTACTCAGAAGCAAACCGCGTCATTCTCATAGACAGAAGACTTACATACACCGCAAAAAAATGCGTGCTCATACACGAACTCGTCCATTGGCTGCACGCCGACTACCAATGCGGAATGCACGAGCAACGTACCAGATTGGAGGCCGCGCGGCTCCTAGTAGATTCGCAAAAATACCGTCAAGCAGAACAAACATACGGAGGAGCGCCTTGGCTCATAGCCTCGGAGCTCGACCTGACCATACAAACCATCACCGATTATCAGCAATGCCTACATGACTTTGCAGTAATCGCGCCTGAGAGGAGGTGTCTGATTGGAACACAAGCATGATGGAGTAATAAGGGCTGCCGTTCCCGTCGTTGGACAGTTTCTTTTCGACTCGGGCCAGTGCGTTCTGACCGGCGTGGCGCACCAGCTCTCCATAGACCATCTTCCGCGCGTCGAACTCAAACAGAGCCGCTCCGTCGTGGAAGATGCCGACATGCGGTTTGGCGTAGGAGCCCTTAGGCGTTGGAATCATGTCCAGGGACACCTCGATGTCAATGAAGCCCCTGCCGGACAACAGACTGTCCGCCATCGCGTTCGGTTTATAATCGCTGGCTTTAATGGAATCAACATCGTCCACGCTGTCCCATTTTCCGGCACCAATCATGGACGCTATGATCCGTTCGCTACGGCTTCTTCGTGTGGAGGGTGCGAGAGCCTTGATCGATTTGATGGTCGGTTCGTACCATTCATGCCAGACGCAGCTGATGGTGCGTGCGTGGACGTCATCAAGATAGGCGCAGAGCCTGTCATTCGGAATCACGCCGAACGGTGCGCCGTTGTAGGAAAGCACATAGCCGTTGCCGTTACCGCCTCCGAGGACATAGCCGAGATCCCTGTTTCCATGGAAAGGCACGTTCATCCTGCGTCGAATGATTTCAGCGGTGAATATCCTGTCTCGCGGAATATTCGCCACAACCGGCTCGTTGTAGTTGTAGACGAGGTATTCGACTGTTCCGGCAACATGGGACTCAGCTGGAGCGGGAATCGTGTCCGGCGATTTTCTTTGCACCGTGGACCCGTCAACTGGAGTGCGAGAGACGGCTGGATCACCTCCTCTCTTGTCGAAGCGATGTTTATATGCGAACATGCCGATAAAGATGAAGAACGCTGTGAAGATGAGCATAGGCCAAGCGCCGACAAAAACGAACAGCGCGCAGAACGCGCCCGCCGTATAGCACAGAACGGACAGAACTGTCATTATGACAGATTGCGCTGTGGTCTTCTTCGTCCCATGTTTACCCATACCTTGATTCTACGAGCCGGGGAGACGTATGCGTTAATCCCCGTTGTCTAAATGAAAGTGCAACACCCGTTAGATTGGAAATTGCCTAGAAAACCAGTCCGAAGGGATGTCGCACCTATGGGAGAAGTATATTCGCACCTGTCGGAAGGGGAACGCCAGGTCATCCAGATCGAGGTAGGCAACGGCGCCAGCATACGCGGGATCGGCGCGATGCTGGGCCGCAGCCCGTCCAGCATCAGCCGGGAGATCAAGCGCAACACATGGTTCCCGTCCAACGAGAACGAGTCGTACCGCCCGTACCGGCCGAAAAGACTGAAGGCGGGGTCATGGACCGGCCGCTACTACATCGCCGGGCCCGCGCAGCGCAAGGCCGACCGCAGGAGATCCAAGCCACGAAAGCCCTACCGGCTGTCGCACGACCGCCTGTGGGCGCAGGTGGCCGAATGGCTGGGCCGCGGCTGGTCGCCGCTGCTCATCAGCGGCAGGCTGCGCGTCCTGTGGCCGGACGATGCGCTCATGCGCGTGTGCCCGGAGACCATCTACCGATGGTGTTTTGCTTCAATGTTTGTTCGACAGGTTCGGCAGTGTTTTTCCGCAGTGTGGGCTGATGGTTTTCCCCGGTGTCGTCATCGTTTCCCGGTGATGTGAGAG